AGCTAGATCCCAAAGCGCGATGTCCAGGCCGGATATCGCGAACATCGTGATGCCGTAGCGCCCGAAGAGATGCAGGTTGCGTTGAATACGCTCCATGAACGCGGGAATGCCGACTGCGTCTGGCACTTTGAGGCCACGAGCTTGAGGAGCGATCATCTCAGCTATCGCTGTCGCGGTGCTCTGCGGACAAACATAGCCCCAGGCGTCGCCCCACCCCGTCAAGCCGACGTCTGTTGAGACCTCGACAAGCACGATGTCGAGGGCGGCGATGGCTGATGCACCCTGCTTGAAGCTGGCGACGCCCGCGTCGTAGGGGATGCGGATGTGATGCGCCCGAACATCCGTGATCTTCATGCACAGCCTCCCTTGTGATGGTCCGCCGGGAAGCACAACGAACCATCACCCGTAGCCTGCCCTGCCCGCGCGCGCAGTGGAAGGGCCGTTTGACACTTATACCCAAGCGGACGCGGATTTTTTCATTGTCACGCGCGGCGGGAGGTCGCCGCCATGGCTGAACTGACATCCTCCACGCGCGAGGCGGCACGACGCCTTGGCGTCAGCGACACCACCATGCACAAGGCCGAACGCACGGGGCGCATCACGCGCGAGCCCGATGGCCAATGGGACATCGCCAAGACACGCGCCCGGCTGCTGGAAACCGCGGACCCGCAGCGTTCCCCATTTGCTGGCAGCGCGGCGGCCGAGGGCACGCCCTTCGCCCGCCTCAAGGTTGCGCAACTCGCCCTGAAGGTGGAAGCCCAGCGCCTCGCACTGGATGAAAGCAAGGGCCGGCTGCTTGATGTCGCAACCGCCAATGCGACGATTGATGAAATCGCCAGCACCATGCGCGACGCGCTGCTGAACTGGCCCGCGCGTGTGTCTGGCGTCATTGCCGCCGAACTCGGCGTCGAGCCCCATCTGCTGCAAACCATCCTGCAGCAGCACATAAATGAGCTTCTGACGGAGGCTTCCGATCGCTTCGACCCTCCCGGCCTCGGCGGCGAATGAAGGCCGCACGCGTGAGCATGTGCGCCGCCGTGCCGGGGCTATGCTGCGTCCACCGCCGCAACTCACTGTATCTGCCTGGGCGGAACAGCACCGCATCTTGGGCAGCCGCGCGTCATCCGAACCCGGGCCATGGCGCACAAGCCGCACGCCCTATCTGCGCGACATAATGGATGCGCTTTCCGCGGTGCATCCGGCGCGGCGGATTGTGTTCATGAAGGGAGCGCAGGTGGGCGCTCCACTCGCCATCGACACGCCGATCCCGACAGCGGCGGGCTGGGCCACGATGGGCTCCCTGGTGGTGGGCGATACGCTGTTTGACGAGCTTGGCCTGCCATGTCGCGTAACCGGCATATCGCCCGTATTCCATGGCCGCGAATGCTTCAAGATTACCCTCGAAGATGGGGAGACTATAACCTGCGACGGTGAGCATCGCTGGCCCGTCAGGGATTTCACGGACGCGGAACAGCCGATCGAGCGTATCTTGCGCACGGATGAGATGATCCATCGGGTTCGTATCGGTGCTGGCCCACGCTATCGCTATGCTATTGATTGCTGCGCCCCCGCCGAATTGCCCGAGCAGGATCTTATCATCCATCCTTATGTGCTTGGGATGTGGCTTGGTGATGGTTCATCCATCATGAATCACATCAGTGTTCACGAGGACGATGCCGAGGTGGCGGAGCACCTTCAGGCATGTGGGGTAAATGCCGAATTCCGCCTTCCAAAATGGCGTAATGGTCGGTGCGCGAATATCGTCATTGATCCGACCTTTCGGCTGGTGGACGGAGTAACAGCGCCTTCAAGCATTCAGCATCGCTCTCGGTTCATCACGCGGCTGCGCATGCTGGACCTTTTAGAGAACAAGCATATCCCGCCCGCCTATCTGCGCGCGAGCCGTTCCCAGCGCCTTGATCTGGTCCGCGGCATGATGGACTCCGATGGCACCATCACTCCGGATGGTAAACGCTGCGAGTTTTCAAATGCTGATCCTAAGTTGGTCAACGGAATGGTCGAGCTGCTGCGTAGCCTCGGCTATAAGCCGAATGTCTATTTCAGCGCATCCCGTCGCAAAGTGATCAATGGTGACGACCGGGTTTGCCAAGACTACTGGCGCGTGTCCTGGACCGCCTATGTCGAGGAGCCGATGTTTCGTTTGTCGCGCAAGGTGGCGCGGATGCGGTCAATCGCTCATGGTCGACCGGGCCGGAGCAGACGGCGGCGGATTATCAGTATTGAGCCCACCGATAGCGTACCCGTGCGATGCATTGAGGTTGATTCGCCCAACCATCTTTACCTCTGTGGGAAGGGCTGGGTTCCCACGCATAATACCGAGGCAGGCAATAACTGGCTCGGCTACATCCTACATCATGTGCCAGCGCCGGTGCTGGCGGTGCAGCCCACTGTGGAACTCGCCAAGCGCTTCTCGCGCCAACGCATTGATCCATTGCTGGAGGAAACACCGGCGCTGCGGGAACGCGTGGCCCCAGCCCGCGCGCGGGACAGCGGCAATACGATGCTGTCGAAGGAATTCCCTGGCGGCATTCTCGTGCTGACAGGGGCGAATAGCGCGGTCGGGCTGCGTTCCATGCCGGCCAGGTTTCTGTTTCTGGACGAGGTAGACGCCTATCCCGGTGACATTGAAGGCGAAGGCGATCCGATTGCATTGGCCGAGGCCCGGGCGCGCACTTTCGGCTGGCGAAGAAAGGCCTTTCTGGTTTCAACGCCGACCATTGCCGGGCGCAGCCGGATTGAACGGGAATATGCGGCATCAGACCAGCGGCGCTTTTTCCTGCCCTGTCCGCATTGCGACGCGATGCAATGGCTGAAATTCGAGAGGCTGATCTGGGAGAAGGGCGACCCGCGCAGCGTGCGCTATCATTGCGAGGATTGCGACACGCCGATCGAGGAACATCACAAGACCGCGATGCTCGCTGCCGGCGAATGGCGGCCGACGGCGGAAGCGGAGAACCCGCATACGATCGGCTTTCACATCTCGGCGCTCTATTCGCCGGTCGGCTGGATGTCCTGGGAGCAGATCGCGCGCGATTGGGAGGCCGCGCAGGGCAAGGCCGAGGATCTGAAAACCTTCCGCAACACGGTGCTTGGCGAGACCTGGCAAGATCGTGGAGAGGCGCCCGATTGGGAACGCCTGGTGGAGCGGCGCGAGGATTTCCGGCTTGGTGTTGTGGCGCAGGACGCACTGGTGCTGACGGCGGGCGTCGATGTGCAGGATGATCGGCTGGAATGCGATATCTGGGCCTGGGCGGAGGGCTATTCCTCCTGGCTTGTCGATCACATCGTCATTGCTGGCAGCCCGCGTGAACGCGCGCCCTGGGATGCGCTGGCGGAATTACTGGCGCGGGATTGGCCGCGTGCTGGTGGTGGCGCGATCCGTATTGCCAAGGCCTGCGTTGACACGGGCGGACGCGATACGGCGGCGGTCTATGGCCATCTGAGGCGCCTGCGCGATCCGCGCATTGCGCCGACCAAGGGCGTCGATGGTTGGAATAGGGCTCAGCCGGTGCAGGGCCCGACGCCTGTCGATGCGCTGGTGGATGGGCGAAAGCTGCGGCGCGGCTTGAAGCTTTGGACGGTCTCGGTTTCGACCTGGAAGGTTGATCTCTATCGCCGGCTTTGGCTCGGGCGTGGCGAGGCGGCGGAATTCCCGCCCGGCTGGGTGCATTTGCCGCAGGGAATCGAGGTTGAATGGGTCAAGCAGTTGGTGGCGGAGCAACTGCATCAGGTGAAGGACAGGCGCGGCTTTGTGTGCCAGGAATGGGCGAAGCTGCGGGATCGGAATGAGGCGCTGGATTGCGCGGTCCTGGCGCGCGCGGCGCTGTGGTTGCTGGGCGCCGATCGGTATGGCGAGCGGTTTTGGCACAGGCTGCGTGAGGACATCGCGAATGCGCCGGTGGAAAGTCAGGTAGCGGAGACTGCGGCGCCGCTTGCGGCGCCAAACCCTGAAACACCGCCAATGATGCGCCGGCCCGGTTGGCTGGCGCCGCGTGGCGGTTGGCTGCGCTGATTACTTTCGGGAGGAAATCATGAGTAACGGGGAACTCCACGCGCGTGAGCGCGAGGATCTTTCGCTGCATGTCGAGCGGTGTGCCGAGCGCTACACGGCGGTGCGCGCGGAGATCTGCGGCCTCCGCAAGCAGACACGCCGGATTGAGGGCGCGATCTGGGGCATCGTTGCTGTGCTTATTGCGCTTGGCGCGGGTGGCGCGCAGATCCTGCCGATCCTGCGTGCCCTCGCGCGTGGTGCGGGTGGGTGATCTGCCTTGGACCCCTCAACCCTCGCCTGGGCGTTGGCGCAGCCCGTCGGCAGCCGCGCGGCCGTGCTGGCCTCTGCCTATACTGGCGGCGTCACACGCGTGACCTTCGAAGGCCGCACGGTGGAATATCGCAGCCTGGATGAATTGGGCCGGGCCATCGCCGCCCTTTACGGCGCGGAGAATGCCGCAGCACGGCGGCCGGGCGTGACATTCGCCAGCTTCATAAGGAACGCATGATGAAGCTCCACCTGCGTGCTGCCTGGCAGGCCCTCAGGGGTTACGCGGCCGCGCAGGAGAACCGCGCATCGACCTGGTCGCCCTCGGGCGGCAGCGCGAATGGCGAGGTCGGCCTGGCCGCTGCCAGCGTCGCGCGGCGCGCGCGCGATGCTGTGCGCAATGACCCCTATGCCGCACGCATCGTGGATCTCTGGACCGGCAATGCTGTCGGTGCGGGCATTACGACGCGCTGGCCAGAGACGGCGCACGGCACGGCTTGGCAGGCCTGGGCTGAAAGCTCCGCTTGCGATGCGGAAGGCAAGCTTGATCTCTACGGCCTGCAGGCGCTGGCCATGCGCGCGGTCGTCGAAAGCGGCGAATGCTTCATCCGGCTGTTGAGCGTGCCTACATCGCCGCGGAACCCGATCGGCCTCAGCCTGCAGGGTATCCATCCGGGGAGCCCCACCTTCCTTTTCGGGTGAAGCCTCTGTCACTTGTTCTTATGGACGATCTGAAGGTCGCTCATAAGTACGGGGGGCGATGATGGGGCTTGAGATAATTTCTGGTGTTGAGCGGCGGCGCCGTTGGTCTGCTGCGGATAAGCTTCGGATTGTGGCTGAGGCTGATGAGCCTGGCGCGAAGGTTGCGGAGTATCCATCCGGGGAGCCCCACCTTCCTTTTCGGGTGAAGCCTCTGTCACTTGTTCTTATGGACGATCTTAAGGTCGCTCATAAGTACGGGGGGCGATGATGGGGCTTGAGATGATTTCTGGTGTTGAGCGGCGCCGCCGTTGGTCTGCTGCGGATAAGCTTCGGATTGTGGCTGAGGCTGATGAGCCTGGCGCGAAGGTTGCGGAGGTCGCTCGTCGGCATGAGGTTAGCCGGAGTATTCTCTGGACGTGGCGCAAGCAGGCGCGCGCTGGCGGGCTAAAAATGTCTGATCCACCCGCTTTTCTGCCGGTATTCGTTGATGCGGTAAGCGCTATGGATGCGCCGATTGCGGCGGCCAATGCGCCATCGGCGGCGCCCTTCAAAGCCGATGCTGCGCCGCTGCCAGATCAGCGTGCGATCACCATCACGCTTGCGAATGGCACGCGGCTGGAACTCAGCGCGGCACTCAGCCTGCCTGCGCTATCCTGCATCATCGGGGCGCTGCGCTGATGCTGGCGGTTCCGCCTGGCATGCGTGTTTGGCTGGCGTCGGGTCATACGGATATGCGGCGCGGCATGAATGGCCTTGCGGCCCAGGTACAACAATCACTGGGCCGTGATCCGCATGCGGGGGATTTATTTGTCTTTCGCGGTCGGCGCGGTGATTTGATCAAGATCCTCTGGCATGATGGGCTCGGCATGTCGCTTTATGCCAAACGGTTGGAACGCGGTCGTTTCGTGTGGCCCTCTGTGATGGCGGGATCGGTCTCGATATTGGGCTCGCAGCTTGGCTACATGCTTGAAGGTATAGACTGGAGAAATCCGCAGCATACCTGGCGCCCTGCAAGTGCGGGGTGAACGAATTTATTTTCTGTCGCAGCGCATTTCCTCTTTGCAGATCGCGCGTGATGTGATTCGATTCTGGGCGTGACATCGCCCGCGCTGCATATTCCCGAAAATATTGAAGCACTGCGTGCAGCTTATATCGCAAGCCAGGAAGCACTCATCGCAGAACGCGCGGGGCGCGCCGCCGAACAGGCAGCATTGGCGAGCGCTGAGAACACCATCGCTCATCTCAAGAAACTCATCGCGCGGCTGCAACACGACCGCTACGGCGCAAGTTCCGAACGCGGCCGCAAGCTGGTTGATCAAATGGAATTGCAACTCGCTGAACTCACCACCGCGCAGGCCGAAGCCAAGACGAAAGCGGAAATCAATCGCCTAGCCAGCACACAGACCACCCCAGACGCCAAGCAGGACAAGGCGCCAAACCACCCCAAGCGCACCCCACTGCCCGATCATTTGCCGCGCGAGAGAATCGTCTTGCCATCACCAAGCGCCTGCCCCTGCTGCAGCGGCACGCTCGTGAAACTTGGCGAGGATGTGACCGAAACGCTGGAACTCATCCCTCGGCAATGGAAAGTCATCCAGACCGTGCGCGAGAAATTCGCCTGCCGCAGTTGCGAGGCCATCACCCAACCGCCCGCGCCCTTTCACCCGATCATGCGCGGCAGGGCGGGGCCGCATCTCCTCGCCACCATTCTGGAGGCGAAATTCGGCCAGCACCTGCCGCTTAACAGGTTGAGTGAGACCTTCGCGCGAGAGGGCATCTACCTCAGCACCTCGACGATCGGGGATTGGGTCGGCGCCAGCACCGCAACGATCACGCCGCTGATGATACTGATCGATGCGCATGTGCTGGCGGCCGAGCGGCTGCATGGTGATGACACCACCGTGCCGGTCCTGGCGGCGGGCCGCACCGATGTGGGGCGGTTTTGGGCCTATGTGCGCGATGATGCGCCTTTCGGCGGCACGGATCCGCCCGCAGCGATGTTTCGCTATTCCCGAGATCGAAAAGCAATCCACCCTGAACGCCATCTGGCCAATTACACCGGCATCCTGCAGGCAGATGCCTATGCCGGGTTCAACGGGCTCTATGCGCCAGGGCGACAACCGGGGCTGATCCTGGAGGCGGCGTGCTGGGCGCATGGCAGACGGAAATTGTTCAAACTGGCCGAGGTGCATCACATGCCACTCGCCATTGAGGCCGTGCGCCAGATTGACGCGATATTCGCGGCCGAAGCCGCGATCAATGGCGCGCCTACGCCTGAGCGGCTTGCAGTACGCCAGCGCGACATCGCGCCACTAGTAGCCGCGCTTGAGGCATGGATGCGTGCCGAGCGGGCCAAGCTCTCGCGCCACAATGACCTGGCCCAGGCGATGGACTACATGCTGAAGCGCTGGGAGGCTTTCACGCGGTTCCTGAGCGATGGCCGTATTTGCCTGACGAATAACGCCGCCGAACGCATGTTGCGCGGCGCCGCGCTGGGGCGGAAGGCTTGGCTCTTTGCAGGCTCCGACCAGGGCGGAGAGCGCGCTGCCGCCATGTACAGCCTGATCCAGACCGCAAAGCTGAACGGCGTTGATCCGCGCGCCTGGCTGGCCGACGTCCTGGCCCGTATCGCCGATATGCCACAGCAGAGACTTCATGAATTGCTGCCCTGGAA